AAAACTCAAAAGCTCAAAGCGAGATTACTAGAGATGAATTAAATAAAAAAATATCATTGTATGATGAGGTAACTGCATTAATTGAAAAAGAAAGAGATTTACAAAATCAACTAAGATCAGAAAAAAACCAAGCTGCAATAAATGATATTAAAAACGCTAATACTCTTATTGTTAAAAAATTAGCTAATCTAGCGATCGAGCAAGATATAGAAAAACAACTGTTTGATAATATTATCAAGAACCTTGATAAAGAGGCAGCTCTTGAATTATTAAATCATGAAGAAAAAGTTCGTCAGTTAAAAGAAGAGTTTGATTTAATTACCAACATTGCCAATGATTTGAAGTCTAGTATTTCCGGTACTTTAACTGGTTCAGTAAATGATTTCTTTAAAGCTATTAATGAAGGCACTCTTACTACAAAAACATTCAGAGAGGGAGTGAAAACTTTATTTGTCAATCTTCTTTTAGATATTCAACAAGCCTTTATTGACAATCTAATCAATGAACCAATCAAAGATTTAGTTATTTCTTATGTTGATAAGGCAAAAGATAAATTTACTACGGCTTTAGTAAAATCTAAATCAGAAGATGGTTCAGCTACTAAAACGGGAGCTCTTCAGTCAGGTGCTGCTGGTGATGGGACTAGAGGTATTAAAGAAGTTGGAGCAGAAATTAATTCAGGAGTTTCAGGAATTATGGAAAACGTAAAAGGTACTACTATTGCTGCCTTTGCAGGTGTGCTCGCTGCCACAGGTGACTTTAAAAAGGCTATTATTGCAGCATTTCTTGAAATGTTTATTCGTATTATGGCACAAAAGGCTGCAACACAATTTGGATTTGCAGGTGGTGGTAAGGTAGATCCTTATGGCGGTGTAATGCGTTTTGCAAAAGGAGGACCTGTAAATACTCTTCGCGATAGAGTTCCTGCTTTGTTAGAACCAGGTGAGTTTGTGATTCGTAAACCAGCTGCAAAAGCTATTGGAGGTTCTGCTCTTAATCAGTTAAATGCAACAGGTAAAATGAACGGACAAACTCCTCCAGTCACAGTCAATGTACAAAATAACGGTACTGCACAACAGGTTGAGTCTTCAACAGTTAGAAACGATATGGGACAACTTATTATTGATCTAGTAGTAAAAGATATTGAAAACAATGGTAAAGTAAGAAAAGCAATGAGAGGTAGATAATGGCAACAGCAAGATATCCAAATGACGCAACATTTAATCCTCTATTAATCCCTGCTTTATCTAGAATAAACTATACAGGTACAGGTACTCAAACAGCATTTAATTTATCAGAACCTGCTGAAAAAGTTGGCGAAGTTGTTGCTGTTGTTGAGGGTGTACCTCAGTCTACTAGTGTTTACTCTTTAAGCAATACTAATACTTTAAATACTAGTTTAAAGAATACAATCGTATTCGATGACGCTCCTGGTTCAGGTCTTAATGTAGAATTACGCGTTATTAGAATTCCTCCTTCATTTGAGATACTTCGTGCTTTTCCTGATGTTAAAACTATTACATACTCTGGAGCAAATGTTACAGTGTCTAGTAACAGTTATGCAATTGATGGTAATCAACTTCATTTTGCTCTTCCAGAAAATAGTAAAATAGATGTAAAAGATGATATTCTTGTATCAATAGATGGTGTTACTCAAAATGCTTCAGAATTTACCTATCCGTCTTCAACATTAGGATCACAAGGAATAAAAATTGGTTCAGATACAGCTGCTACAATTCCTTTATCTAATACAACAGCTGATCCTACAGGAGGTGTTAATACTTTATCTCTTACAACTTTCAATAAAGAGAAGGTAATTTCTCGCTTAGATTCTATGGCTGATAAAAAACCTGATCGCTCAGGAATTCAATTCGCAGAAGAATATAACTATAAAACAGCTGAATTTCAGGCAGGATATGAAAAAAGAAGACTTACGAGTAGAAGGCCAAAGAGAAAGTTTTCTATAGAGTATACTAATGTCACAGGAATTGTTAAATCCGCTATTGAAGAATTCTATCGCGCTAGATCAGGTGGTTTTGAAGCATTTTTATTTGAGCTAACGCATATTAATGAACCAGGAACTATTACAGTTCGTTTTGATGGTAATTTAGATATTAGACAAGTTCTCTCTGCTGGTACAAATCCTATTGATAATTTTTATTCTGTTGGTTTTGATTTAGTAGAGGTGTTTGATTAATGTCTAGTCGTGCTTATGATTACACTTTAACCTTATCAGGCGGTAATCTAAACAGTTATTTTAAAGATAATGTAATAGTTGGAAGTTCTTCTTCTACTGAAGCACGTATTGTAAATGTAGATAGAGCGAATAGTCAAGTAAAAGTAAAACTAGCTAATTCTTATTATGCTTTTGAAGCAGGAGAGAGTGTTAGTATTCAGTCGGTATCTACCACTGGAGGTAATACAACTCTTAATTTTGGTGACTTAACTTTTACTCCAACTAAATATAGTACAACAAGCGGAACCTCTACTAGAAATATAACAGATGTTACTCTTGGTGGTTTTACCTCTTTTAAAAATGCTGTAGAACAGTCTCCTGTAGTCAGACTAATATCTATCTATTATCCTGGAGAATTTTATCCCCCTAATAAATACGGTAATCCTTCAAATTCTGGAGAAGGATTAGCATGGCCTGTAGGATTTCCTTATCATTTTGCATCTATAAACGGTGATTTCTTATCAGACATTGAATATCGTTCTTTTCATGATGGAAAAGAGTATTTAGTTTATCCAATAGAGTTTGGTGGTACAGAAATAGGCTCTGATGGGATGGTAAATCAAACTACAGTAAATATTTCAAATTTTGACAATCTTATAGCATCAATTGTAGAAGATCCTTATATTGCTGGTAACAATACAAGTAATTCTGTATATGCTACAGTAAACGGACAGCTAGTTTCTAACATCGATCCTAGAACTGTTCCTACCCATGCAGACTATAATCAAACTGTTGTAGATGGTGTGTATGGTGGTACCATCAATTCAGCATTTACTTATGGGCAAACACAAGCAGTTGGAGGAACCTGGAAGCAACTAAAACAAGATTCTAGAGACTTATTAGGAGCTGTTGTTGAAGTAAAAACTACTTTTGCCTCTTGTTTAGATTATTGGCCTGAGTATAGTACTGTAAGAGAAACACGTGCTAATGTAGTAGAGATGTATTCTTCTTTACCCTACAGAGTGGGTGATAATGTTATAGTTGCAGGTAGTACTACAAAACATTCTATTGTTAAAGAAGTAAGAGGTAACTTTTTACAACTTGAAAATGCAATAGATACTGTTATCGGTGATAGAATTTATATTGTTAATCCAGATAGGGATAGTCAGGCATATGTCGAAGACGTATTCAAAATAGAAACATTAACTGGTTTGAATGAAAAAGCTGCATCTTTTAGTTTAACTAATTGGTTAGAGTATTTTAAATTTGTTTTACCAAGAAGAAAATACTATAAAAATACTTGTCAATGGATCTACAAAGGAGAAGAGTGTCAATATCCTGCCGACGGTACAGGACAAATAGCAGGTTATCCAACTGGAAAAACAAAAACTGCTAATGGATTTTTTACTATTAATAACGCAACTACTAGCGAACAGTCAGAGGATGTTTGTGCTAAAAATTATGAGGCTTGTAGCTTAAGAAATAATCAAATACATTTTGGGGGGTTTATTGGAACAGGGAGAACATTACCGAAGTAAGTATGAAAATGCCTTACAAACAATGCCTGCATGGATTACAAGATATTTAGATATTCCATATAGACATTTAGGTACTAGTATAGAAAAAGGGATAGATTGTGGTAATTTATGCGCTACTGTAATTAAAGAACAAACAGGAGAAGATGTTGGGTATAAAACCTCTGACTTTTGTGATATTGTAGACGAAGATTGGTACAAGAAAACTCATCAACATATTTTTGATGAGTTTTTTAAAAATGAAAAGTATGGTATGATTGAGGTTGACAATTTACAACCATTTGATATAATAATAATGAGCATAGGAAGTACAAATATATCAAATCACTGCTCTCTTTATATAGGCAATGGTAAAATGCTTCAAACAATGATTAATCATAATTCTTGGATAGCGCCATACGGTAAATGGTATCAAAGATATACAACAGGTAAGTTTAGATGGAAAAACTTCAACTTTTAAAAGAACAGTTTAAAAAACACGCTGCAAAAGAATATCCTAATGAGTGTTGTGGTATTATAACAAAGAGTTTTGACTATATTCCTTGTAAAAATTTAAGTCGTGATCCTGTAAATAGTTTTGTTTTAGATCCAATAGCATTAGTTCGTTACGAAGATGATTGTTGGGGAGTATTTCACTCTCATCCAGATGATGAGCCTACTCCTTCTGTTTTAGACGGACACAAGATAGCTAATGAAGAGTATAACTATTTAGTTGGTTGGGAAGATGATATATACCTATATTGGTTCGACAAAGATTTACAAAGCACAAGATTTAAACCTTTAGAAGAAGAGATGTTAAGATGAAAATAACTATATCATTTCATAAAAGCTTATTATCTTATACAAATGATACGCGAGAAGTAACATTTGATGTAGTTACTTATTCTCAACTTATCTCTGCGCTTGAAGCATCTTTTCCTAGATTAAGAAAAGTGATAAAACAAATCAGAAATTCTAAGAATACTGATAATTTTGGTCTAGTAGATTTAGTTTCTGAAAAAGTTTTAACTTCTTTGGATTACTATAGAAAAAAAATATCATCTAATAGATTGTTTTTGGTTCCTCTTGTAGCAGGATCAAAAAATCAAAACTTAACTACCGCTTTAATCGGTATAGCTTTAATTACAGTTGCTATAATGAATCCAGCATTTGCAGCACCGTTATTAGAAATAGCGGTAGGTACTACAACAGTAGGCGGTATGGTATTTGGAGCAGGTGTTAGTATGTTAATCGGGGCAGTAGTTGCTGAAATTATGAAACCACCTAAACCAGATAATACTCCTGATGGTCCGGTAAGAGAAAATGATCAATTTGGATCTTTACAACATACTACTGCTTCTGGTACTACTATTCCATTAGTTTATGGTAGACATAGAGTAGCAGGTCAATTCTTA